CTGCACGCTGGGGCCTTCGTCTGCGTCGCTTGCCTCCTGTGTGCCGAACGCGGTGCCATCAAAGCATACAGCAAGGATCTCCGGATACTTCTTATTGATCCAGACTCGGAGGTGCGTGGGCACGCGCACCCTGTCAGCACGTTCCAGCGCGTCTGCTGTAGTGGCGGGCATCGGTTCGTCGCTACGCGCACGCCACCAGTCGCGCGCCTTCTTGCCTGCATAGTTCGTATGCTCGACACAGACGAACTCTTCGAACATCCGATACCCGCAATAGTAGGCGGCCTTCATCATTGGAGGCCTGCCGTCCTTCTTGTGCTCGATATAGGTGATATGATCCACCTTGAACACTTCAACGACAGGCATGTCACCCTTGATCAGCTCCGCGGTGCTGGCGCCCTGCTTCAGCTTGGTCTGGAACTTGAATTCGTATGTGCAGTTCGAACCGTCAGGCATCAGGCCATTGCACCAGCGCAGGCTGGCATGAACCCATGTCCGGCAGCACGGGCATTCCTTGACAGGCGCATCTCCGCCCTTCTCGCCCTTGCGACGAGGAACCACAGGGTCATTGATCGGTCCGAGTCTGCGCGTGTTGTTCGCAAAGTCGAGAACCAGGCAATTCTCCTTCCCTGTCCATGGGCTTGGGCGCGTACCACGGCCAAGCATCTGCACCCATAGCACAGCTGACGCGGTAGGCCTCAGGCAGAGGATCAGGTCGATAGCAGGAAAGTCGAACCCTGTGGTCAGGACGTTGTTATTGACTGCCGCGCGGTACTTCCCGGCCTTGAAGTCGCGGATGGCGTCGTCACGTTGCTTGTCGCTCATCTTGGAGTGAATCGCGACAGTCGGAATGCCCATGTCATTCATGATCTCAGCGGTGTGAATAGCATGCTCCACACCGGCGGCGAACACCAGCCAATGATTTCGGTTCCAGCCCAGCTCCAGCGCCTCCTTAACTGCTGCGACTGTAATATCCATTTTATCAACAGCAGTCTGCAACTCGCTCGCTATGAACTCGCCGCCGCGCATATGAACGCCATCCACTTCCAGCTTCGTCACCGTGCTCTTGGGCACCAGCGGCGCAAGGAAGCCCTCAGCAATGAGGCGGTTGAATGCCTCGATGCCGGTAATGTCAAAACAGATATCCGTGAATAGGCCTGGAACTTCTTCACCCTTATCGTTCTTCATAGGGTCAGTGAGCTTGCCGTGCCCGAGTCGCCACGGTGTGGCAGTTAGACCAATCACCTTCAGGTTCGGGTTGATGCTCATTAGTCCTGCCAGGAACGTCTGATACATTGTCGCTTCGCTGGGGCTTACGAGGTGAGCTTCGTCAATGATCACAAGATCGACGCTTCCGAACATAGCCCACTTTTTAGCGACAGAACCAATGCCGGCAAACGTGATGGGCGCATGCACGTCACGACGGTTCAGCCCTGCGCTATACACACCAGCGGGCGCGAACGCCCACAGGCCCATCAGTTTCTCGTAGTTCTGTTGGATCAGCTCCTTGACGTGCGTCAGGATCATGACTCGCTGGTTCGGGTAATACTTGAACACCGATTCCAGGAACATCGCGATCACGACGCTCTTGCCTGTACCTGTGGGCATCGCAACAACAGGGTTTCCCCTGTTGCTTCCGAAATAGCTGTAGATACTTGAGACTGCTTCTACTTGATACGAGCGGGCCTGGATCATCATAGTCTCGCAATCGCTTTTTCAAAGTATGATGTTTCTTTCTCCATGCAGACCCAGCGACGATTCAAGTTCTTACATGCAACAGCAGTCGTCCCTGAGCCTGCACAGTTATCCAGAACAAGGTCGTTCTCGTTTGTATAGGTCTTAATTAAGTATTCGAAAAGTTCAACGGGTTTTTGAGTGGGATGAATTCGCCCTTGCTGGTTGGCGTTGCTGATAGTCAAAATATCTTTGGGATAGCCCAAGCCCCCATTATCGTGAAATCTTTCAACACGAGCGCCACCGAAAGCCTCACCGTTGGAGTCGCATTTTCTTTCCGCGCGAGGTTTCTTTGGAACCATAATGGGCGAATAGGAAACTTTAGAGTTGCAGAAGATAACAACATCCTCGGCAACTTTAAGCGGGGCGTTCTTTGCATTTAAGCCGCTAGACGGCTTAACCTTATCCCATATCCATCTATGGCGGAATTCTTTTGGGTTGCTCATTATTAGAGCGGAGGTGAATGGTTCGCTGGCTGTCAATATAATTGCCGCCCCCGGCTTTCTTATGCGCTTATATTCCGCCCATAATTCGGGAAAAGGCAACACCGAATCCCAAGAACAAGCCGTTGTCCCATAAGGCAAGTCACAAAGAATTGCGTTCACGCATCCATCGGGCATTTCCCTCATCGCATCAAAACAGTCCGCGTTATAAAAACGACCGCTCCCAATGTCTGTGAATGTTAAGTTAGACATAAACCCTCCTAATTATGTAATCCTTGCACCCTGTGAGCTGCACTTCTTTCGAGATGACTTCGTTGGCGCCTTCACCCATAGGCTGGATAGGCCTGTTGCAGATCCATTTCGCACCTTCGACGGGCTCGCTGTACGCGCAAGTCCGGCAGTTCTTATCGGGCGCAGCCTTGAGGTGGCAGACAGGCCTGTGGTCACACCATCGGCACTTGAAGAAGCCTGGGGACTCGTTGATCTTGTTCGGGGGCTCGGACATCCATACAATCTTGTCGCCGCGGTCAAGGAACTGGTCTGCCACAGCAGTATCGAGCGGAATGATCTCACCGTAGAGCTCGTCGGTGTTCTTATTGACTGCAAGGTACAGCGCGACCGCCAGGCCCATCTTGCGCATATACACGTTCATCTGAACGTAGTGCTCGAACTTCGCGTCACGAACACCCTTCGCCTTCAGCTCGGTGAAGGACTTGTCGTTGTGAGTCTTGAACTCGGTCAGTGCAGCAGTGCCCGGAGGCAGGTCTGGGATCCCCACAGCGACACCGTCACCGCTCCCGCCGAAATGCCCTTCAGCGTGAGAGATGCGGAACTGGTTTCCGTTCTCGTCTTGCTGGTAGATGTCGCAACCGATCATCAGCAGCATTGCGATGAAACGCGCTTCCTCCAGGTGCCCACGGTTGAACAAGCGCAGCAGACGCCCTTCAAAGTTTGATTTCGTTGCCCAGCGGAAGTTATACCAGATCGCTCGAGCACATTCCCCACCGATGAGCGATGCGCCCATGTGCGAGCGGTGCCCCTCGTTGCCCGTGCGGTATGCGTCACCGATGTGCCCGATCACCTTTCCGAGCCACTCACGGAAGGCAGACCCTTGATCGGCCTTCACCATTGCGTCGATCTTTGCGACGGTGTGCGTCGCGAGGATTACATTAGGCATCACGCCTCCTTATATGACTCGGTGTGCCTAGGGGAGCGTGAGCAAGTCCCGGCACCGTCCGCAGTGCCCGCCCACCAGTCGTTCAAAATGCTCGTCACAGTTCTTACAGACGCCTGCGACACCCTTCGGGGTATTAGCTGCTCGTTCCCTTATGAGCTTGATTTCCGCTTCGTCCAGCACTTCCGCGTCTTTGAGTGCGCGGTCAGCATCATCTGCCATTATCACAACTCCTCGGAAAAAGAGGGCGCACCCTTTCGAATGCGCCCTCCATGCTGGTCAGCTTACTGCTGAGGTTGAGCCCAGGGCGGGGTGGCCGTCTGCGGGTTGAAGCCCGCCGGTGCTGCCTGCTGGGGTGCCGGAGCTTGCTGCGGAGCAGGCTGCTGAACCGGAGCTTGCTGGGGGGCCTGCTGCCAGGGCTGTGCCGCGGCGGGTTGCTGCCAGGGCTGCTGTACCGGCGCAGCTTGTGCGGGGGCCTGCTGCGGCTGGGGTGCCGGTTGCTGGGCCGGTGCTTGCTGCCTGGGCTGTTGCGGAGCGGCTTGCGGTGCGGGAGCTTGCTGAGGCGCCTGACCGAAGTTCTGCGGCTGCTGCCACTGTTGCTGAGGCTGCTGAACCGGAGCTTGCTGGGGGGCACCGAAGCCCGGAGGCATACCGCCAGCGGGAGCACCGCCGAAGCCCGCCGGAGCGGCACCAGCTTGGGAGCCCATATCAACCTGCTCGTTGATGTTCTTGATCGAGCTGATCTCGTTGGAGTCCTCGTACTGGCCAGTCGTGTCCTTGCGGAGCTTGACCTTGATCTTCATGGGCAAGCCGTGCAGCTGGCTGGAGTCCTGGACGTGCAGAACGCCGACAGCGTGCGCGATCGCCGACAGTTGCTTGTAGGCGATTTCCTGGGCCACCGGATTGGTGTTGCGCAGGTTGAGGCGCATGTAGATCTTGCGGTTGGCGTACTGGCCGTCGATGATGTTGAAACGGGCTTGGAGGTAAGCACCGGAGCCGTCCTTGGTCGGTTTCATTTCCGACTCGTCGATCATCGCGTTGTACCAGCCCGCAGGGACGGTCTCGAAGCCGAGATCCGGGGCGACTTGGGTTGCATCAAAGTTCAATTGTGCCATGGCTTTTAAGCTCCTAGGATTTTGGCAAAACACGCACTGAGGAAAGGAGGTTCCAACGGAGCGAGTGCGCCACTCCGATCCTTTGCTTCGAACTGCAGATCGGGTTGAGTCTGCAAGAATCGATAGGTTTCACCCTGCGGCGTCTTATTGACACCGAGGCGGAATACTTCATCGAAGAAGTACGGGATCTTCGAACCCAGCTTGGAGCCCGGCATCGATGGGCCGTACTTGACCACACCAGTCATCTCGTCTTTCATGGGCTCCATCTTCGCAGCCACATAGACGTTCTTCCCAGGCAGGTCGCGGAACAGGCGGATCAGCGTTTCCATCTTTTCGATCAGCTCACCGTAGGCCTGGCGCGGGTCTTTAACCTGCCGCTTGGCATTGTTGAGCACGACCTCAGCGATCTCGGAAATGCTGTCCAGACCGACGCTTGCGAATTGCTTCGCTTCCGCGCTTCGAGCGCACCACTCATAGGCGTCCGTCAGGTCTTGCACGTTCGTCACGGTGATGATGGGCATGTTGTAACAGATGTTCGGATTGCCCACACCGAACAGGCGCTCCAGGTTAGCCTTGCGGAGCGACAGCACACCGGACTCGGCGCTGATCAGCACGGGGGCAGGCAGGGTGGCGGACAGAACCGTCTTACCCATACCCGCGCCACCATAGACCAGCGCCTTCACTCCGGAGAGCTGTGACGCCTGCTCAGCTGTGGTGAATTGCAAAGCCATCAGCCTTCTCCTTTGTCAAACTCGTCGGCGAGCTTTTGCAGCCGACCCCGTACTTCTTCAACTTCCTTGCAGCGTTCGTTCCAAAGGCTGAACTCTACCAGACTTTCAACTTCTTTGCTCACGAGACGATGCAGGTATTGCGGGCTGAGCGCATCGAGCTCCCAGCTTTCCTCACCGTACTGCGCCCGATAGGACTCATAACGGCTGTCAGTGACCTTGGCAGGGTTCGGCGGAGGGTTCTGCTCCTCAACTTGATCCATGTTCAAGGCCAGCCTGCGGAAGTCAATGCTCACGCGGTGCCTGCTGAACAGCTCAAGGCGTTCGTGCAGGTCGCGCGACATGTCGATGCCGCTCGGGTCATGGTCTCCAAGGTGCAAGACCACAATTTCCTGGCTTGCCCGCATTATACGGGTCTTGGCCAGCTCGCGCAACGTGGTAGCGCTAGGATATCCGCGAGCAGGAAGAAGCGGGACGTCCCATTCTTTGCAGGTGCGCTCCAGCACGCCCGCCAGCGCTTCCTTCTCCACTACGACGATGACGCGGTTCGGTTGATCCGACCACAGATCTTCGTGATAGCTCTGCGCGCACGCTTGCAGAATGTCGCTACCGCTGGACCAGTGCGAGCGCTCCAAGATGCCGCGCGTGCGGTCTTCGATAGCGTCCCAGTCGATAATACCAGCGAGTCGAGCATTCGTCATCAGGGCTACGATGTTGTCATAACTGCGCACGGTGTTCTCGATATGCCCGCGCGCCACGAGTTGATAATAAAGCTGGCGGATCGTCAGTCGGTAGCCCTGCCCATTGTAGTCCGTGACGATCTCGTCGCAGAGTGCAATCAGCTTGAGCGACGCCTTGTGAAACCGCGGAGCGTCGATGTAGGCTTCTTTCATGCGGGCACCCACACATTTTCAGAGTTATAGTGCCCGGTCTGCCCATGCAAGCTGAAAGACAGGGTTCCCGGGCTGGACAGATACAACGTCTGACCGCCCAGGGGCCCGCCTTTCATCACATAAGCGATCTTCTTCACCCGGATGCGTTTCATTTTACTTCTCCCATGTCAAGAGGGTTGCGGAAGCCTAGGAACACGGGAAAGCGCGGGGCTTCCTTCACGCCAACCTCGAAATGCTTGTACTTGGCGATCTTGCCAGCCAGCGTACCAGCCAGCCACATGGCCCACAGTTCCGCGCGCTGCGCTGCCGTGTAGCCCGTACCGATATTGAACTCAATACCTGTGGTCACGTCACGCACCTTCAACGCGCCCAGCGTACCCATGGGCACCTTGCCGTCCTGATGCGAACTGCGCTTCGTGTATCCGAGCTCATCGAGTGTTGCCTCGTTGGCATTGTGCATGAGCTCTTCCACACCGATGACCACAGCTTCCGAGTCGGCAAAGCGCTTCACCTTGAGCAGATAGCCTTCGCGCGCGGTACTGCGACCGAACTTGTAGATACCTTTCGGATCGCGGATCATCACACCCTCGAAACCTTGCTCCAGAGTGATGGTCTCGAACGCGCGGAGCTCTTGCTCGTTATGAACGAGCGTCTGCTTCAGCAAACGGATCCGATGGTAGTTACCCAGCGCACCATCCTTGAAGGCGCGCTCCATCAGGCGCAAGCGCTCGCCGTAGGGCATCTTGGCATCCGTGAAGAAGTCAAACACCCAAAAGGTGAAATCCGGTTCTCCGTCACGGGACATGACGCCGCTGGTCGTTGCCTGCATCACGTTCTTGTCGTTTGCAGGGCCCACCGTGAGCTCACCGTCCAGCCCGTTGAACAGGGCTTGCCCGAGGTAGTCCTGGACGAACCCGTTCGGGATGGGTTTCATGGTGCGCGACATTACCATGTCTTCATTGATGACAGAGCGAATGCCGTCCAGCTTGGCACTGGCATAGACAGGGAACTTGATCTCCTTCGGTGCTTCCACCGCGAGCATGGGCTTCATCTTAACCTCCGAGACGACGATACTTGTCATAGAGCGCCATGCTGTTCGGCAGGTACTGGCGCAGCAGCTGATCAACTGCCTGGGCGTAGCGCTGCGACTCGATCTGCGCGTGGCTGTGGTCGCGCAAGCGCAGGAAGTTCAGCATGTTGTGCAGGTCTTGCTTCCAGAGCCAGCGCGTGTAGTGGTTGAGGTGCAGCAGCGTTCGCGCATGCTCGGCAGCGACACCGCGTTCCAGGGCTTCCTGATACAGGTCATAAGAAAGCTGACACTGGCTATGCAGCACGCGACGGAACCATTCCTGAGTCGCTTGATCCAGGTTGTCTTCCTGCCCCTGCTTCTTGTTGGCAGCCTTACCGCCCACGACTTCCGGAATGTACCACTCTGCCGGGAGCTGCACATAGCGACCGCTGACCTCGTTGATGGTAGCGGTGCGGTGGCGCACGAACTGCCGAGCGACGAAGATAGGCATCTTCATTTCCAGCCAGATTTCCACCATCTCGAACGGACTGGTGTGCCAGTTGCGCATCAGGTAGTCTGCCAGCTTCAGATCCGCGTCGCGGGTGCGGTCGCTGTCCATCTGGTCAAACGACATACGAGCGGACTGTGCCGGATCGATATCGTCTGCGTCAAACGGTGCATCCGGACGACGGTTCGGGCCCGACATGTTGCGCAGGGCCACGAACCCGTGATCCAGCACGTCCAGAGCGATAGCGCCCTTGCCACTGTAGTTCGGGATCACTTGGACACCTCCAGAACCTTCTGCGTAGCGTTCTCGAACAGCTTGCGCGCCTCGCTACCTTCCGGCAGGTGATCTTTGAACTTGGCCAACAGCAGCTCGCGCTGATGCACACGCTCGACTTCCATCATGGTTTCCAAGAATTCGTCTTCCTTGGCCTTGGTCTCGTCGTAACGGGTGCGATCAACCTTCTGGACGATCCACTTGTACGTGAAGGGCGCATCCAGGTCGATCTTCGCCGTCTTATGAACAGCAGTGACCTCGACCACTGTGAGGCCCTTGCTCGGGCTATCCACGACCACATGATCGCCGACTTCAATGTCGTCGTCCAGGCGTGCCTTGTAGGTGTAGGCCTTGGTATTGGTACGACCCGAGCCCAGTCTGTCCTGCATGCTGTCGTTGAACACGACTTCGATCGTGGTGTAACCGCTTTGCAGCAGCGCCAACAGATGTTTCTGATTCATTGCATTTCTCCAAGTTGAACCCGAGCCCTAGCCCGGCGCATTGCTTCTTTGGCGCGCTTGTCACAGAGATGGTTCGTGACGAACCGCGCCTCCTTCTTGCCTGTGTGCCCCTTTACATGCCGGAACACGACTTTCAGGTTATGGTCGGAACGCAGGCGGCGAAGTACCTTCACCGCTTCCCATTCCTGGGCAGGCAGATTCCTCCGCTTACCCTCGAACGCATCGATCGCAGCCATGCAGTCAGTCTGGATAAGAACTTCGTCCGCTGCCTGCACAAGCTGGAGGCGGTGCGCAATGTAGAGGGCATTCACTACCGCTTGCATCTCTGCTGCGATGTTACCCTCCACACGACACTTCATCTCACCGCCTCCACCTTGTTTGCCACGTTCGGATGCAATCCAGTATCCATAACCGGCGACGTTCGTGTCAGGACAGAACGACGCATCAGCTATGATTGTCACCCGCATTTTGTGCCCCCGCTGCCGCACGTTTCTTCGGGAGCACGATTT